AATTGATTTATACTTAACTATTTTTTCGATAAATACATGCGCTTTAACTAAATCTAATACTGTACCGTGCTTTGGTGTCTTTCCTGAAAAATCAACAACTATATCAACAATATCATCAACAATATCATTAATATTCAAACTTAATATATTATCAGTCAAAACATTTATCAAGTGATTATGGTTATATATAGTAGTTGATTTTGTAATTATCTTGGAATACGTTTTCATAATTATATCAAAGTATGTTGGATTGATATATTTAAATTCATTATAAAAATCATTGGTTGGGTTATTTGTATATTTTGATAACTCAGTAATATTTGATAAACCGTTAAGATTATCATATTTAGTAAGTAATTTAATATCCTCATTTATAGTTAGTGATGGTGTAGTTAAAACATATATTTTATCATAGTAATCTATTAATTTGGCAGTATCATTAAGGTCATCAATATCTTTATTTTCATTCAATATTAGTAATAATTTAGATATGTAAATTGATAAAGCATAGTCAGCAATTGTACCAGTACCAGATTTAGTATTAAAGTCATCCAATACTCTTGCAAATTGATTTAATGATATAGAATAATTACCTGATTTTTGTAAATAAATAACGTATTTCTGGAATATTTGGATAATATATTGAATTACTATTTCTCTCATATTGGAAATATTTGCAAAATTATTAATAATATCATTCATTAAATTACCTAATTTATCATTCAATTGGTCGTTGGTTATTGTCGGTTTTAAGGTGAGTGGGTCAGTAAGTGCAGCAGGTGCAGTGAAATAATCTAGCATATCTTTAATTTGTTTTTGATTTCTATCATTATAATTTTTCATTAGTGTTATAATAGTTTTGTATGCATTAGTAATTTCAACTTTGTAATTAGCAATATTTGTAATATAATTTGTTTTAATATTCTTTATTTTAGTTTGCATAGCTGTATCCAAGTTTTTAGTTATTGCATCCATAATTGTTTGTTTTAGAAAAAGTGAGGGTGTCGTTGATGTTGTTGGAATAGTGTAATTATCCTTTACAAATCGCATAATAATATTTTTAACAATATTTAGTGATGGTTGATTTAATATTGATTTTGTTGCAATCAAACCATAATTAAAATTAAATAATGGATAAGTCCATATTAGACATCTTTCTTGTGCAGACAGATTTATTGGTGTATGAGGTGTAGATGTAGGATTGATAAACTTAGTAATTTTCATTTGGGATGCATCAGCATCTGGAATATTGTAATCTGCCGGATCAGCTTCTTTAATGCTAAAAATATTAGTTTTTTTATAATAAGGCATAATATATTCCATAGTTTTCATAACATCTTCCAAATCTTTTTTATTAGCTAACCCAATATTATCTGGCCAATATTTTGTCAATATATTTAATTTATTTTGTAAATATGTAGTATTCTTAAGATTAAAATCAAATAATTTAGTGTTCATATAGCCTAATACATTTGTTGCAATAAATAAATTATTCCGATGATTTAATGATTTATCAATATATTGATTATCTAAACTACAAGGTATTAGATTAAATAATGCACGAACACTATCTTCTAAACCATTCAATAATTGTTCTGCATATTTATATTCATTATTAATCTTAAGGAATAATTCATTTACTTCTTCTGGCAAATTAAAGTCTCCAGAAGTATCACGAATAGTAGTATATACCGAAAGATCATTTGGTTTTCTGATAATTCTATATTTATCACTATCTATATTGTACTTTACGTAAGCATCATAACCTCTTATTAATAATTCTCTGGCAGTAGTTATTTTTGATATAATTCTTGTAAATATTTGATTAATTTCTGCAATTAATGTTTGTATAATAGTAAAATCAGTATCTTTAATTGTTTTTTCATAAAATTCATTTATCTTGAGAAATAAGTTATTTACAACTTCATCATTAATAATTTCTGTATCAATAAGATTTGTTAATTCGAAATTTCCTAATGTTTGGAAAATATTTGGATTTAATATTTGGATTATATAATTAAAAATAAAGAAATGTTTATTACATTCACCAAAATGGTTATTAATATTATTAATATTATTAATAATGTCATCAATTTTATAATTATTAATTACTTTATAATTTTCTTTTATAACATTAATATTATTTTTAATATCATCTATATACGTGGATCCTGGTGTTATTGAAGCAGAAGTAGTAGTAGGACTACTCATATCTATCTGGGCTCCATTCGATATAAATTTTAAACCTATTTTATCTGATAATCCTTTAATAATTTGAATTATTTTTGCAATTCTTACAACAAAATTGTATATATTATTATCTTTATTATTTACAACAACAGGATTTTCATTATAATAAAAATTAACATCTGCGAATAAATTATTTATATAATCAAAATAAGGTAATGACATATTTTTGGTAAAATATGAAAATAATACAGAATTATTTTTAAATTGTGGTGGTGCTGGTCCTGGTCCTGGTCCTGGTGTTGATAAAACACCCAATGCTGTTTTTGTAGGATCAGTTAATATACTTTGTATTTCAGGATTATATAAATTAACATCAATACTATTAAACAGATATCCCTTTATAATAATATTATCATAAAACTTAGCAAATTCAGCATCATTCTTTCTAGCATCATCTGAATATTTTTCAAATTCATCTTTATCTGAAATATGACTTAACATATAATAATTATTCTCTTCATCTTTACCATTCAATAAAGTATAAATATAATCAAATATTGCCTTATCTGAACTACCCACTCCCACTTGCCACTCATAATTAGGTTTATTTGGCGCAGTAATAACTTTTTCAATATTTTGCGTAATATCTTTAATTAATTCTTTACCTTTTGTGGAAGTTAATGTAAATGCTGGTACTATTGTATTAGATAATTCATTCTGGAATATATCAAATATCATCATGATATTATCCCGTATTTTATTAGCAGATTTATCAATATTTGCGGCATCAATATCTACATTGTTATAACTAATTATAAATTCAACACAATCCAGTAAATGTTTCATCATCTTATTGTGATAATATAATGCACCCGTAGAATCATTATATGTATTGTTCTTGTTTGTTGGTGGTGTTGTAGGTGTTGTTGGTGGTGTTGTTGGTGTCGGTAAATAATTATTATCACCGAAAAATTGTTCGAATAATTTCCGGAAAAGTAAGTCTTTTACGTCGATTAATAAAGTGATATAAGTATTTAACTCTTTTTCAATCGAAAACTTATAACTATTTTTATCATAACAAAAAGTTAAATCCGTACCATCATTAACAATAGGAGTGCTATTAACAGCAGTTATTTGTGGTGGTATTGGAGGTTTGTTTAACAAAAACTTTTGTATATTGCCTGGATTGTTACCAGTAATTAATGCAGTATATGCAGGAGTATACTTTGTCAGAACCGTACTATCTAGTTTAGTAGTAATAATATCATTAATTTTTTTACTGACTTCATAAAATTTAATTTGTTCTAGAAAATCAACTATATAATATGGATGTAATGTAGGATTACTGCCATCAAATGGATTAGTTGTTTTATCAACAATATCGGTATATTTATAAAGTAAGCCATCGTTACCAATAAATATTTCTAATTTCTTAATTAAATGGTTAATTGTAATTATATCATTTAAAATATCATTATTAGGTGGTAATGTAAATGTTTTAATAAATTCCATAAATTTGTATGTATTGTCTGATAAGTTAGTAGTAGTAGTAGTAGCTGTAATAACTTCATTTGCAAATAGGTTAGCTTTATAAATTGCTAATGATTTGGAATAATCTTGGACGATTTTATTAGATATGTTTTCAACTTTATTGTGTTCTTCATCAAAATAATAACTTATGTGTTCATTGAAGAATTTGTTAACAAAATCATCTAACCAATTATTGGAATTGTTAATGATATGAGAAATATTGAAGTACGTTGCTGGCATAAATTTATCCATCGATGAAATACCTAATATTATAAATGCAAATTCCATACATTTAGTCGGGTCATCTTTAACATCAGACAGTTCATTATTTAACAAATAGGATAGTGTATAGATAACTTTTATAATTATTTCTATTTTATCTTTTTTAGTTAATTTATCTTGTGTTTCCAAAGCACAATTTTGATATATAACTTTTAGGAAATAATCACGCAGAAATGATGTATCAATATAGTTATTTTCATAATTCTTGAAAACATTTTGTTTAAAATAATTAACTCCAAATTTAATATATTTTTTAGTTTCATTCCACAGATTTTCGTCTATTATTGAACCATATAGATTTTCATTAACGAACAGAGTATAATCTGGAATACCTGTAGTATTCATATCATGAAATCTTTTAACGTACATTAATCTTTTCAAAACAGCTAGGAAATTAAAGTCATAAATATTATCATATATTGCTGCAGATGTACTTATATTATTACCACTAATAGTTTTATCAGTTGGAATTATTTCACGAGTTCTAGGATAATTTTGATATTGACCAGCACCAGTACCAGTACCATCTAATAAATATTTAATTAAATCAGTTTTTGAAGTACCATTAGTAAATATCTTTCTTATCTCTGTATTAAAGTCTTCAAACTTATATTGATTTCCTTTGTTAATACCACCCAGCTTATCATCTTGTTTGAACAACATTTTTTCAAAACCATCCTGAAAAGGTTGTACCCCCCCAGCATTAAAATTTGCAGCATTACAAGCATTATCAATTATTGTTTTAGTCTCATTTAGCATTGCAGTTATTTCTGTTGGGTTTTTTTTATAGTAATCTAGCACATCTAAAAATAAATACACCATAGAATTTTCTTTATTCCGGGATTTATTTATTGAATAGTAGGTTGGGCCGGGTGATAATCCAGATGGTGTTGGAGGCACGGTTGTGTCAAAATATGAACCAACATAATTATTAAATATTGACGGTTTATACTTAACTTCATATTTTAATTTCTTTGCATTATCACTACTGGAACAATCATCATTAGATTGAAAATTACGAATTAGTTTACATATTTCTTCATCAGTTTGTTGATATCCTACCATATTTTCCATTAAGAAATCATTATAACTAACTTTCTTAGTAGTATTATTTATGTTAATAACAGTTTCTTCCAATAAATTATTAACTTGTAATATTGGAATATAAATATCTAAGCCAATAATATCGTTCTTGTTGGAATTAAGTAGATTTAAATATTCATCATATAAATTACCAAATTTACTATTAGATATGATATTTTTAGCCAAATCATTTCTAATATTTTTACCATTATTATGATTATCTCTAATATTGAATATTGCACGATATACAGTTTCATTGCCACCTATATTAAGTATTTGTTTATAAATCTTGTATAATGGCATATTTGTACCTGTACCTGTACCTTTACCTGGTTTATCATTAATAACTAATTCGTCAGGGGTTTCATTATTATAGGTAAATACATTCGTCATATAATACATTAAATTAACAATAAGATTAACGGGTTTCATCATAAAATAATTAATTTCCTGAACATTACTATCTATCTTATCTGTCATCTTTGCAATATTAGAAATAATGGTTCCAAATAGTTTAGTTAATTCTATTGGTGTTGGTGTGCCCGCACTGGTAGGATTAACTAAATCATATGATGTTATACCTTTATTAAGAATATTGCAAATATTCCAAATTAGACGGGACATTTGAGCAAGTATTTCGTGATTTTCAATATAAATTAAATCTTCTTTGTCCAATTTATGGTGTGGGGTGCTACCAGAATGTGAATGTGCATTCGCCTTATCTCTTAGACGAATTACTTCTGCAAAATTAATTTCAATTGCATCACAAATTTGCATTATCTTTTCATAATTTATTCTGGGAGTTGTGCTTGCAGTAATTAATTCAATAATCTTATTAAACAAAGCATATGCAGTACGAGTTGCAATATTAAATACACTAATTGGATTAGTTTCAATTATTTTATGTTTACTATATGCGGCTGATGACTTAAATGTATTTGCAACTTCAAAACTAACATCAGACTGCAATTTACTTTTAATCCGATTATAAATTTGGTCAATCTGATTAGCAATTAATTCCATTTCATCGGTTAGTTTGTAAGGGAGGGCTTTTAATCTAGACATAAAACTAGGTCTATCTTGTTTATCTACAAAGACGGCATTTTGAATACGTTCTACTTCTGCTAAAATATCATCGTGTTTTTCAACTGTTTCTTCAGTTTTTTCATATATTATCATAAATTGGATTGTAGTATAATAATACTTTAATAATTCAATTACATATTGGAAATATTTAGACCATTCATTATTAACTTGCTTAATTCTAGAAACTAGTATTTTTATTCTAGCATAAATCTTATCTCCAATTTGAACATCAGTTATATCACCAGTTTGGATAGAATTATGTAAAGTTGTAGCATTATTAATAAAATCATCCAAATCTGTTGGCAAATCTTTAGTAAAGAAAACCAAATATTCGTCAGGTGAATCAGATATTGATTGACGTTTTAATACATGAGCGAGTTTATCTAATCGAACACCTAATAAATATGCTAAATATGCCTCGTAATATTGTAATCCAGCTAAGCCCGCCTTTTCTAATTCATCAATTGATTTTTCCTTAATTGGTTTATGTTTTAATTCCTTTACTAATTCTGTTAAACTATATGCATCTTTTACAAGGACTGGATTTAATGGTGTACTACGGTCTACCTTTTCCGGATAAAGTAAATGTATTAATGGACTATCATGAAGGGTAATTAACTCGGTGATTTTTTCATATGTATCGGTAGTTTCAGATTTATATTTGCCAGATACTTTTGCGGTATCTTCAATTTCTACCAATGGTTCTTCTATTTTTTTGGTTTCTACATCATACAATTCCATTTGATAATCAATAAATTTCATTCGGAGGAATATAAATATCATTTCAAATAAATCTAGAATAATATCCCCATCACCTAGATTCTTAAGATTACCATCGGGAGTTAATTCTAGTAGATATGCAATAATATTATTAGTACCTAATGAACTATTTTGCAATAATTCAGAAAGTCTTTTCTCCAGCAAATCAATAGCATATTTACCATAGAATTTCTGTAATGCAATCTTAGTTAGTTTTTTAAAATCACGTGCACTAACTTGATTTTTTATCTCATTGCGAATATCAATATCCATAATTAGTTTAATATGACTAGAAGGCATCATGAACATTCGCAATGCAATATCTGGATTAACTAATCCTTCTTGCTTAAGCAAATCTAATTTATTACCAAATGTAGGACTTTCTTCTATCTGACCTTCTGTATTAGCTGACATAATAACCTGATTTTCACTGTAATATATGGCTTCATCTTTCCGTACGGAATCAGAAAAGAAACCGGCTTTTTGGAATAGGAAGCATTCTATAACAGCAGGGAAATTCATAGTATAAAATGTTTTAAGTTGGTCTATACCTTCTGCATTTTCCGGCATAGCTAGAACTTTATCCAAATTCTTATATTTGATGCTTTTAATTGAATCTTTCATCATAGCTTTTCCTTTTCCACTAAATAATTTAGGTGGATACAATTTTGGAAGTATTCTTCTACCAAATAAATTATTATCCCGCAAACTGAAACATCCCAAATCACGTCGCATATAAGGCACTTTACCATATGCAAATACTGACATCAATTGGTCTAGTGATAATATTATATTTTGCAATTCCTTTTCATTAAATAATTTGACATTCTCCTTTAGTTTAATGCGACCTTGTAATGGTGTAGGATTGCCTATTTGCTGAGTTGCAATTGCAGATATATTATACATCTTATAAATAGGTAAATTACCACCATAGTTAGCAATCTTATCTGGAGTAGCAATAATATTTGGTACAAGTGCACTACCTGATGATGTGGTTGTTATAGTTGCTATACTACTGGCAATATAATTAGATAATGTTTGTAGCTCTGCTTTTGTATAATTGGGACCTGGAGTAATTGATATATAACTTTCCAAATTATATCCATTTGATGTGGATAATAAATCAAAACCATCAGTAAAAAATAGTTTTAGTTTGTTTTGGTCATTTTCAAAGTTAGGTATAAAATCAGTATATTTCTTTTTGAAATAATCCCAAATATGTTCCAAATATGTTTCAGATGTAGTTGCTATTGGTACTGCAGGTGCAGATGGGTCAATTGGGTTGTTAATTGTTGTTTCATCACAACCACCTAAATCTCCTACTATGAAATCAGGGTTGCGACCATTGAATCTTTGTATTGTTTCTAGAATAGTTGTTAGCTGTTTAGTACGAAGCTTGAAATCAATGATTTTCTTGGCGTGGTATAAATCTGCAGGATTGCTACCTACTAAATCCGTACATACAATATTAATACCTTCTTTACCTGCAGTAGTATCACTGAATATTAGGTTGGTAGATGTGAAGCTTCGTTGATTGTTTTCTAGGAGCATGCCTTCGGGTAATTCATTTAGGACAAAACGGGATGATTGGTCTATCGGTTGTAATGTTAATAAGTAGTCTGGATTATCTGGCATATCTTCAATTGCATCTTTACGTAAGAATATAATATTGTATTTTTTTTTATCGCTAGAACCGTGATTAGAGCTTGCAACTGGAATGTATATATTTTCTAGAAATATATTACAGAAACTACTGTCGCGATTAACCATTTCATTCGAACCATTATTAATACATATTATAATTGGATAATCGGTAAATGTATTTACACCTACAGGGAAAAATGCTTTTAATGCTTTTGTTTTATAATCAAAATTATTTGCATTAATACTTAATATATTTAGAGTTGTTTTCAAATCTATAAGTGCGGGTGCGGGTGTGGGTGCTGGTGTAGGTGTAGGTGCAGTAGATGCAATAGGTTCTGATATAGTAGATTTAACCACAATATTAGGTATAAGTTTAGTAATTTCACTATCTAATGGTCGGAATATATCTTTACCTTGAGTTGCGATGTTCTTAACCATTGTAGAAAATTGTTGGACGAATACTTTATCGGTAGATAATGCTTTTAGTTTATCTGGATTGACTAGTTGATATGATTTTTTCCCACCTCTTAGACCTTGAAAAGCAATTTTCTTTCGAGGGAATAAACCAGGATAGCGATGTATACCAAAAAATTCCAATAATTTAAAATGTGTTTTGAATTTAAGTAGTTTGTCATTGAAATTTTTAACTGTATTTTCTAATGATTTGGAACTATTAATATATTTTTCACTTAGTTGTGCTTGTTTACCTAATGTTTTTTCAACATATTGTTCGCCTAGTTGGGTTGTACTTGATTTTACTATTTCAGAAAAAGATTTTGCGTGTGTTTGATAAAGTGTTGCTGTATCACACTTTGTTTCATCTAGAAATAATCCTTTTTCATCACCAGTTTGTGCAATATCTAATGATTTTATATTAATTTCACGTATGGCACCCTCACAATTTGGATATATTCTAAAATAGCCTTCTAATTCGATTTTAAATTTGTTGAAATATTTGTTGAATTTGGATTCATATTTGCGATATCGTCCTAGAATACAAATAAAATCTTTTTGCTTATTAAAGAAAAATGCTTTGCCTTTGGAAGTACAACCTTTTGTGATTTCATTACTATTTTCAAAAGTGGTTAGATTTAGTAATTTATATCGTATTTTGTCTTGTTTTTTGATTAATTTTAATATTTTGTTAGGCTTTAATTTTTTTTTTTTGCCATGGTTAATTATATAACCTTCATTAATTTGTTTTTCTAATTCTAGAATTTCAACAATTAACTTATGTATATTTTTAATGATTGAGCTTTCATCATTTACTAATATATCGCTGATTTTAACCATTTTAGCTTGATATAATTGCATTCTAGCAAAATATAAATTTGCAAATAGTAAACGTAATTGTAATTTGTATTCAGTATCTTTAATTCTACCTAATTTTCTAGCAAAAAAAGCAGCTATACGAGTGGCGCGAACATCACGTTTTAATTGATTAAATTGTTCTTTAGTTGCTACATCAAAACGTTCATAATTTATGTTATTAGTTTCTATTTTTTGTCCAAAAATTCTACGTCCTAATGAAGGCTTATTACCACCACCAGAATGCAGATATACGGAATTTTTTTTTGTCTTAGTGTTATTTCCTAATATTAATTCATTACCAGAATGTTTTTTTGTAATCATTCTAGCAAAACGTATATATCTAATTTGTAATCAGAAAAAAATAATGTTCTTATGAACTTATTTGTAAACTTGTTTTATATTACATCCAATATAATAATTTATTCTAAGTATTATAATAGATATACTACCTAAAGTACTATTCCAAATACTATTCCAAATACTATTCCAAATACTATTCCAAATACTATTCCAAATACTGATTGATGAAAAAATATATTAGAAAAGCTAGTTATAAAACTATGAAGGGTGGTAAATTTTTAGGAGAAGGTAGTTATGGATGTGTTATTTCACCTGCATTATCTTGTATTACAAACAAAAAATCATCTGCTAAATATAAAAAGACTTCAAAATCAAATATTCAGCGCACAACAGTAAGTAAGATTTTGCTTTCGCCTGATGATAGTGTAAAAGATGAAATTGATATTGCGTTGAAATTAAAAAAACTGGATCCACATCAAAAACATTTTATAACCCTAAATGATTATTGTAAATTAAAACAAGTTCCTGCGGATAGAAGTAATATTGCGCGTGTTAGATATACTGATACTAGCGGTACATATTTTCAAAAATTAGAGAAAAAATCTTTGGATAAAAAATATTGTCCTGTTGATTTATCAATGCAACCAATTAATTTAATTATGCCTTATGGAGGATATGATTTAATTGAAATATCACAGATTATTGACAAATATGGATTAGATATAAATAAAGGCAAATCATTAGATGATAATAAACAACATAAATTGACTACTGCTAGAATGTTATTTAAAAATCTACGAAATTGTATTAAGAATTTATTATTAGGACTATTAAAAATGCATCGCAATCGCATTGTAAATCGCGATATTAAAGAAGAAAATATAATGGCTAATTATGACGAAACTACCGGGGATATTTTAGTAAGATTTATTGATTATGGATTATCTGAATATCTAACACCTGAATATTGTAGTCATTATTCTAATATTAATACACAAGGTACATATCTTTTAATTGCACCAGAAATATTTATTGTATATAATTTAAATAGATATAGTGGTTATAGTGATGAATATATTATGAATAAAATTAATGTTAGTATTCAGTCATATGTTAAAAGAATGTTAAAAGATTTAAAACGTGATACTCTAGAATTACCCACAATAGTTAAAACATTATTTACTGATATTAAAAAAATGTTTCAAGAACGTACTATTTTACCTAAATATTATGGTACTCCTAGCGACCCATTAAATGGTTATTTACAAAAAAATGATGTTTATTCATTAGGTATAACATTATATGAATTTCTAGTAATATTTACGGATGTTATTGATGTTAAAGCTAATTTATTATTAAATGATTTATTAAATAATATGTTAGAACTTAATCCAGAAAAACGGTTTAATGCATTACAATGTTTAAATCATCCTTATTTTACAAAGTAATATTGTAATTACTCATATCGAAAAGAAAAATGTAATTTTGATTATAAAAATAATTCTAAAGAAATAATAATATACTCCATCTAGAATGAAATCTAGAAAGAAAACACATAGTAGAAGACAGTCAAATAAAAACTATTCTAAAAAATATGTAAAGCATTCAACATCATCATTATCATCATTGAATATGACACCTCATTCTAGAATAGATAATAAAAAAACATTGATAAATTATGGGATAACTAATCTTCGTGGAGGTAAATATGTTGATGAAGGTGGTTTTGGTTGTGTAGTATCACCTGCTTTACCTTGTTCTCACAAAGACAAGAATTTAGAAAAACTTGTTAGTAAAATTACAAATGAAGATATAACTAATGAAATAAAAATAATTTCTATATTACGAAAATTAGACCCAACAAAAAAATATTATCTAACATCCGATAAATATTGTTATATGAATAATATTCCAGAAAATCGCGATGATATTATCAGCGTTCATTTTATTGATGATGAATTCACTAAATTTGAAATTGACCCAGGACAAGACAAGAAAGATAAAAAAGCCTGTCCAGTAGAACTAGCATTAAGACCAGTAAATATGATTATGGAACATGGCGGATACAGTTTAGCAAGCATTATGAAAACTAATCGGAAAAGTAAAGGTACACGTGCTATTATGCATCAAATGTTTATAGATAATTTACGTCCTTATTTTAAACATCTTATTCTAGGTATTGTAAAAATGCATAACAACCGAGTCATTAATCGTGATATAAAACAGCGTAATATAATGATGAATTGGAATAAAGACAACAATACCGTAGCTATCCGTTATATTGATTTTGGATTATCTGAATTTTTAACAAGTGAATTTTGCACACATATTAGTAATATTAATCGCAGCGGTACTCATATTTATGTTGCACCAGAAATACATATTGCTACTATATTACGTAAATATGGTAGTCGTTCTGAACATTACATAACCAAGAAAATAATGACTGAAATTCATGGTAGTGTTAGAAAAGCATTAACAAAAATTAATGAAAAAGACTTATTAAGTAAACTAGACAAAAATATTATGATATTATATGAAAAAATTAAAAATCTATTTGATAACAATAAAATATTACCAATATATTTTGGGTCAGATAAGAATAAATTTAATGGATATATACAGAAAAATGATGTTTATGCATTAGGATATTCAATATTTGAAACACTCCATGTTTATAGCGAAATTGATATACATCAAAATACACAATTATATGATTTATTATTAAATATGATGGCTTTTGATCCGGATAAACGTTATAACGCAGTTCAATGTCTTAGTCATCCTTATTTTCATTCACAATAGTTTGGGGGTGGTCTTAGACCCGTCCTCCTCTTTACTAGCACATTGCGCTAGTATTATGTGTAAATTATGCGTAATTTATAAAATTGATTTTTATTGTTTTATAAATAATTAAATAATATCTAATATCTAATATCTAATATCTAATATCTAATATCTAATATTATCTGTTCATTCTAGAAGATGTCAGATTTTGATATTCCTAGTAATTCTATATCAGATGGAAATGATATTGCAAATTTATCAGATGTAGAAGGTTATGATGATGATTACGACAATGATGACCGTGATGACCAGGAAGATAAAGAAATAGATATGGATGAGGAACCGATTACATATTCCAATAAGATATTAGGAAAATTAGTAATTAAGAAACCAATAGTAGAAAAATCTATTCCAATACCTATTCCAATTCTTCCAGAAAAGAAGAAATTTGCAATTACTAAAAAAACGAGTTCCCAGAATGATGTAATTGAAAAAAAAACAACAAATATTAAGGAATCAGTAGGGAAGGAACCGGTAGGGAAGGAACCGGTAGGGAAGGAAACGAAGGTAGATGCTCGTTTTGAATTTAATGAACAAACTATAGATTTTTATACTAAGGATACCAATTTAAATATAAAAGATATTTGTGTTAAAAAATCTTCATTTCGTAATGATACTGTATTACTTTGTCTATTATTTAAGACTCATATATTGACAGAATATCGCTGTAATATTAAGAAATGTAAAACTGCGAAAACTTGGTTAGGAAAACCTATACAATTATTACTAAATAGAAAAAATGGTCGAATGGAAGATTTAACTACTATGAATCTAGAGTTAATTTGTCCTAATTGTTATATTGTACAATATGGTTTGGAATTATTTCAAAAAATGGCTGACCAAACAATTTATAAATGCAAACTATGCAATTTCCCATTAAATAAATTTTCAAATACTAAAAAAAAAGAAGGATATTGTTTAGCATGTGAAAATAAAATGATTAATGCATCATATTATTCCAAACAAAGTGAATATATTAATGAACTAAAAGATACTATTGATACCACATCTACATTAAAACAAGATGAATTTACTAAATCAAAATATTATAATGAAGTATCTCAATACAAAACATTCAAAGATAATGGTAAAAGTAAATCAGATATCAAATCTAGCAATACACATAAAGTTAATGATAAACCTATTATTACTTTAAATATGAATATACCAGATTTAAGTGAATTAATTAATGAAGACTCGGAAGAAGAAGAAGAAGAAAATTGATATTCTAGAATATAAAAATATAATTTAATCTAAAACTTAAAAACTATACCTAAATCTAATCTAGTTTTTATTTTATTCTATCTATTCTAGAATGACTACAATTAACCAATCACATTTAATTAATAATATACCAATTCCAGTAGCTTATAATACTGGTAATACTATAAATACTATGAATACTAGTAATACTAGCAATATAGTAAAGATGATAGATGATATTACAAATGTATCTAATGTATCTATAATTTATCGTAATCGTGGATGGTTTGTTAAATCAAAAAATATAATTAAATATTTATTAAATAATACGGCGAGATGTTTACAATGTTATGAAATGATTGATTATAAAAATATAATGTATTCTAGAATATTATCTGGTAATGTAATTGGGAGTGGTAATGGTAGTGGTAATGGTAGTGGTAATGGTAGTGGTAATGTTAGTGGTAATGGTAATTGTACTGACAACCAATATAATAATCAAATGATTATTGGTAATATAATATGTTTATGTAAAAAATGTTGTGATGTAGAAAAAACTCATAATCACCTGCCTAAAATAGCACCTAAGACATATAGTGATATTCTAGCTGATTATATTTTGAATGAAAGATTTGATTTAATTGCAAATGATATAGAAAAGGTGGGAAATAAAAAAATAGATATAATAGACGATAGAATTAACTATATGAAATTCAATATGAATGAAAAAAAGGTAATTTTAAATAATCTAGTTAATCAAAATAATAAATTAACACAAAATTTAGATTTAGAAGTTGAAAAGTTCGAATTACTAAACAAACAATATTCACAGAATAAAGAATTATGTAATAACATTAAAAATCAATTATTACAATTCTCAATTGACATTTTCAAAGAAAATAAAAAGCAAATAGATGAACAAATAAATAAATATGCTGAAATTAACAATGCGACCAAGTATTCCATTCCAGAATGCAAAATATGTATGGCTCGTGAAATTAAAGTAGCAATTATGTGTGGGCACGTATTTTGTATGGAATGTTATAATCAACTCATGAAAAATAATATTGCTACCCGTCAACATAATATGATTACAGACAATGAAACATTTGTTCCAACTATTATCTGTCCAACTTGTCGTACCGAAAGCAATACATTCACTCACTTATATTTTTAATGTATTTTTAATGTATTTTTATTTAACACATATTTACATAATATCTTTATTCAACCATAATCTAAAGGATAATCTAAAGGATAATCTAAAGGATAATCAGAACAAAATAAAAATAAAACCTTATTTGTTAATAATACATTTACAATCACATCCACATTGACCTCTTTTACCTGGTACTCCTTGATCACCACGAGGACCTTGATTGCCGTCTCTTCCCTGTTTTCCTTCTAGACCAGTAGGACCAATTGGTCCCTGTATTCCCGGAAAACCTTTTTCACCTTGTTCTCCACGTATACCTTGCACCCCCTGTATTCCTTGTATACCCATTAATCCATTAATGCCACGAAAACCTGTACACCCCATTGGACCAATAGTTCCAGTATTACCGGTATGGCCAGTTGGACCAGTATCACCCGGTACACCGTCTAATCCACGTTCTCCTTGTTGTCCTTGATATCCAGTTGGACCAGTAGCACCAGTCATACCATTTGCACCAATAGTACCGGTACTACCGGTATGACCTGTTGGGCCTTGATGGCCAGTATCACCTTGAGGACCTTTGGGACCAAGATTGTTGGGATTTTCACGACATATTTTAATCATTAATTCCTCTAGACGTGCAAAGTCAATTGCAACATCGGGATTTATCCGTGTTTCTAGAAGCGTTATTCTAGATTGTAGGTCTTTTATTGTTGTACAACTTTCAAGATACTTATTGGTTAATAATTGATGTGATGCTTTCAATTTATTTAATTCTGCATTTAGTGATGTAATATTTTCAATAGATTTATTTAATAAGGTAGCTAATGTATCCATTCTAGAAGATGCTAGAATTATGATTAGTATTACAAAAGAATAAAATAAACAAAATCTAACTCACTAACCTCTAACCTCTAACCTCTAACATCTAACCTCTAGCCTAAAATAAACTAACTTCATAGAATGCTACTATTATCTTCAATATATTTGTATAATTTATTTTCTTTCATTTCGCAATATTGCATTATATTATTATAAATATAATCACGTTCAACGCCTTTTTGTTTATTGTCCATTTCTTTATAAAGGTTTATTACAATATTAATTTCTCGCAGATTCCATAATTCAAATAGGAATTTATGTATATCACGCATTTGTAATGATAATTTATCTTCTTTTTCTTGTAATTCTTCATTATTTATGTCTTTCTTTTTATTCTTTTTTCCTTCCTCCTTACTAGATTCTGGCTTTCTAGAATCATTCTCTAAAGCAGTATTGGTAGAAATTATTGTAGTATTATCATTATACAATATTGCATTAGTTAATTTATCAATATCTATTGAATTTATACCCATTCTAGACATTAAAGTAGTATTTTTCTGCATTAATATTATAATATAATAGTCTATAGTGTGTTGTATTGTTGCATATGCAGAATAAGAATTTTTAAGAAATTTTAATCCTAATACTGCATTATTAAACATATATACTATATCATCATTCTTTTCATTCCAATACCATTCAACACATTTTTGTATAGGTAATAAAATATTATGTAAATCTTCACGATTATCACCATACATAAATCTTATAATACCTTGTGCATATGATGGTGAATTAAAGTTTAGTCTATTCTGGTAGATACTAACTTTTGTACCTTCGTCTAAATATTTTATTAAAGAAAGTTTTACTAAGCAACTAAATGGATCAATTATTACATTACGCTCTTTTTTCTTTTGAAATACACATTTTAATGAATGCATTGCTCCAGATGTTATAAGTTCAGATAACATTTTAAACTTTCTAAAGATTATTTTTATTATTTTTTAATCTTTTTGATTTAGTTTTATATTTAATTTTATACTTAATTTTCCTAATTAAATACATCTATTTTTATCCCATTTTTATATATTTATATTGGATAGCAAAAAATTGAAATCTATAACCTCATTCACAATTTTTATAACAGATTTACATTTTAAAATGTCTCAAAACGAATTACGCCATCGCAAACCTAATAAGAATACTAATCCAGTAAATAATCCTACTGCAAATAATCCTACTGCAAATAATCCTGGTAATCAATTCAATCAACCACAATTTATGTTTCAACCACAAATGATGCATCCCCAAATGATGCATCCCCAAATGTTTATGAACCCAATGATGATGCAACAAAACCCTAATATGATGCAACCTGTTATGGTTATGATGATGCCACAGCAAATGCCATTTAATTTACAACAGCAACCTATGCAACCTATGCAACCTATGCAACAAATGCAACCAGTGCAACCAATGCAACCTATGCAACCAATGCAACCAATGCAACCTATGCAACCAGTACAACCAGTGCAACCTATTATTACTAACTCCAATATTAATGTACAAGATTTAATTAATATTAATGATGGTATTGAAGATCAAATGGATGGTTATGTGGATGATGAAAATATTGATGAAGGGAATGTAATCAATGGTTTGGAAGAACGTATTAAATCAAAGAGTGTTAAGCTAAAAAAAGTAAAAGTAGAGAATAAAGAAGATGTGAGTCTAGCTAATATGCTAGATAACACTCTAGACAATGTAATGGAATTTGATAATTCAAATAATGATAAGAAAGAAACTTATGCTGAATTTGGACAAAATGGAAATAATTCAAATGTAATTTGTAAGATTATTCCAAAATCTAAGAATAGTGCCAATTTTGATAAAGAAAAATATCCTAATGAAATTTACACAACTACTATGCTAAATGGTGAAGAAATTGATTATAAAGCTGTTGATATTCATTCTTATTCATTGGAAACACATAAATATATTTATGAACATAATCAACAAATATCAACACGTATGCAAGCAGTACATCCTACTGGATTTATCTATGCCCGGTGCAGTACTATAAACGATATTAGTATTGAAACCCAACGTAAAGCTTGTTTTAAATATGCAAAATCAATGAATATTAAACTATTATCATTCGGTTATGAATATGATAATAATGTTTCGGCACGTAATATGAATAATCTAGAATATGAACTTGGTTTTTGGGAAAAACATATCCCAGAAGGTGGTAATCTAATTATTTATTCAGTGGATAGATTATCCCGCAATTTGCTAAAGGGTATCCAATTTCTAGAAAAACTTGTTTCACGAGGTATTCAAATTCATTTTGTATTCAATGAAATTATTTACAAAACAGATATGACCGCAGCAGCAAAAAGTATGATTCAACAAGAATTACAAACCGCTGAAAAATATAGCAATATGACCAGTGAAAAGATTAAAGGTACATTGAAAAGATTAAGAGAAGAAGGACACGTATTTGGTCGCGCACCATATGGATATAAACATATTAAGATTAATGGTATTCGCAAACGTATTATCGATGAGAGCGAACAAGAAAATATTAAGAAAATAATCAAACGGTTTCGTAATTATATAGAACATTTTGAAACATATCTTGGAAATATAGGAATTAAGAAAACTAAACCAAATATTATTCGCGTATTAATGAGATGGTGCAATAGATGTGGTCTAAAATACCGTAATGGTCGAAATTATACCACCACACAACTTATCACTATTACAAATATGAATATTAATTTTGACGATGATGACGATATTAATCAAGATGATAATAATATAAATGATAGTGATGAAATTAATGATGAAATGAATGATGAAATGAATGATGAAATGAATGATGAAATGAATAATAAATTGAATTATGAATTTATTGATGAAGACTCGGAAGTATATGATGAAGAAGAAGTTTAGTTCTGCTAGAATAAATTATAAAATAATAATATTATGTATAAGTAGATAGAAACTAATAGAAATGCAATCGATTATAATTTTTTTATCAATCTTAATAATTCTATGTGTGGTAATAGCATTAGTTTACAATTCAGCAGATAACAATAACAATAATAAAATTCAAGAACCATTTGCAAATTATCAAGATGTTAAAACAAAAACTCTTAATTGGTGTGATAAAATGCAAAAAGTAGGTTTGCTTAATCCAGACCAATTTAATCAATGTGTGGCAACGTTCAAAGATGCATCTACAGGTCTTTTACCTAAAGATTTTAAAACACCTCAAACTGGTATGTCCAGAAATTATAGTCTATACAATACTCAGTCTAAAGAATTAACATCCGAAATAACTGGTGATAATACCAATACTATAATGTTATCTAATGTAGATGGTTTAACATTAGCTAGCAAAACTGACAATAGTGTTTACTTAGTTTCAAATATTAATGACTCTACGATTAATCAATCTGAACTATATTTTACATTAGTACCACAATCAGACGATGTTTACGCAATATTATCCCCTTATGGAAAATATCTAATTGCAAATACTGATTATACTGCTAGTTTTACTGGAACTAGTATTGGACCAATGGCATCCTGGAAAATAACTAAAATTACATCATCAACTAATAAAAATGTGGATAATAGTGGTACTGTAATTATCGGGTCAGTACAATTTAATGATTTTCATTTGGTATATGATAATGATAATTCCAATGATAATTCCAATGATAATTCTAATGATAAATCTAATTCTGGAAGCCAGGATTCTAATCCGTTCAAACTTGTATATGGTAATGCAGATAATATGATTTGGACTATGACTAGTAAATTACAAAATAACGTTGATAACGTTGATGATTCTGGAGTAAGTAATTATACTGGTGCAGAATATTATGTTGCAAAGGAAAATATATTACAGAAGATAAAAACTACAAATGCCCAAAAGATATGTATTCAATCAGCATTGGAAACATTTAAGAAATTATATACAATGATTAGTAATAATTTTAATAATATTATTAATTATATTAATAAAAAATTAACTGATGAACAACAAACTTATAAATTATCCACTCTAGATTATCAAACTAGATTAAACTCTATTAACCAGAATAGTATGATTAATGATGTTGTACGTTCTAATTTAATAGCAACAATTCCTCAACCATCAGGATTTAATATTTCCGATGATGATATAATGGTTGCTATTAACAAAATAACTAATAATAAAAATGCATTTCTCCAGAATCTACAAACAAATATTATTACACCATTAGAAGAAAAATTAAAAGAACTACATGCTTTAAACTTAGATAATGATTATAACACTTATATAACATCATTGAAATCAGATATTGATGAAACAAATAATCGTATCCGCCAGAATAATATTATAATGAACCGTCAAAAAGATACATATACCAAAATAAATAAGAACTATGCTACCCAAATTAATAAAGAAAAGAAAATAGAAGAAATTGATACAGTAGCTAACGCAAATATAGAAATGATTAATAAATTCAGTTCCCAGAATTCATACCTTAACAAATTATATCCAGCAGGTATATTTATTCTAGCAATAGTATTAATTTATATTAGCTATATAACTTTCATTAAATTTCGAGATAATATCTGGATGAATTACTAATAAAATATTTTTATTTTTTTTTTTTACTTACTTAAAATTAAATATTCTAGAATATAGAATACAAAAGTGTCACGCATCTGCTAGAATGGCAAAAACAAATATTATCGGTTTAATAGGTCAGAAACGTGTAGGTAAAGACACAGTTGCCAATATAATTAAAGAATTAGAACCAGAATATAAAACAATGGCTCTAGCAGACCCTATTAAAGATATTGCCAGAATAATGTTTAATTTCAATGAAAAACAATTATTTGAAGCAGAAAAAGATGAACTAGATATAAGGTGGAATATTAAACCTAGAGAATTCTTTGAACAATTTGGTACTGAAATTATGCAATTTGATATTTATAAATATCTACCTGCATTAGAAAATGTAGTACCCCAACGCAAATTTTGGGTTCTATCATTACTTTCTAAAATTAGGGAAAATGATAAGGTAATTATTACTGATGTTCGTGGCCAGCACGAATTAGATGAAATAGTCAAATTCAATCCAAATGCGAAATTTATTCGGATTATAAGACCATCAATTTCCAATAGTATAGGTGGTACTGAATTGCATATCACACAACAAGAACCAGAGATGATTGCAAGTAAATGGATAACAAATACAGTTGTAAATGATGGTACAATTGATGATTTACGACAGAAAATAAAGAATATAATGATAGAAAAATGATAGAAAAATGATAGAAAAATGATAGAAAAATGATAGAAAAATGATAGAAAAATGATACGTTAGTGAGTTAGTAATTTTAATTGAGAATTTCTATAGATGGATTATGTAAGAATTTATTGTATTTAATGTTGATATGTTTTCCGATATCATTTATTTTTCCAGTAAAAATAATATTTTCCTGTTCATCTAATGTAATATTTTCTATATATATAGGAAACATCATTGGTTGTGGTCGTAATACTTTGATTTTATTATTTTCTAATTTTATTATGTGCATTGAACTAGTTATATTACTTTCTGCTATATAATACTTTGTACTTATGAGAATATTGCTATCCGTGTTGGATATATTTTCCTTGTCATTGCTAGGATTGCTAGGATTGCTAGAATAATATGATAATGGGTTAAACCAACTGATTAGATTACCTAGTGTTGATATAATATTGCTGGTGTGTGTATTGGTTGTTGTGTTGGAAGAAGATAATTCTAGATTGTCTAGAATATAGGTATTAGAATTTAAATTTATATTAGCTGGTTTATAATTAAATCCTTCAAGAATAGATTCTAGAGAAGGTAAAAATGTTTTATTGCTTTTAGGATATTCTTTTTCAATAAAATTAGAAATTGTATTAATGTCATATATTTCCATAGTATCTGGATAATAACTAATATAGCCATTACCATCTATATTAACTATATTTGAATTATTGAAACTATATAATGTAGTAGATGTTGCTAAGTTAAGTGGAATATAATCTAGAAGTGTTTTCTTTACTTTTTTACCTATTGCAGTTTGACTAGAACGTAAATTTAATAATACATATTTAATACATTCTCCATAAGGAATATTTACTATTTTATTTTCCATTGATAATGGTGATAATGTTAGTTTTTTATCTTTTTTTGATATTAATACAATATGAAGTTCTGAGATAGAGACATTGGTTGAATTATTAATTGAATTCGTTGTCGAATAATATATTTCCGTAGTAGCGATTAATGTTATAGACAATATCTGCTTTTCAGTGTCATTTGTAATAGTTATTTCTTTAGGGATATTTTTATCAGTAGTAATATTAATAATTTCACCATTATATATCATTTTGCAAAAAGGTAATTATACTTTCCTTTTAATTATGAATTATAAAAAAATACAAAAAATAAATTATTAAAATACTTTAATATTATATTATGAATGTAGAAAATATAGGTTTGCTAGAATAATTTAATAAAATAGATAGGTAGTTATAATTGTTTTTTAATTTCATTTGTGTCGATAAACTGTCGAAATTCATTAGCGCGGATTTCAGATACGATATTTAACTTTGCTTCATCTGGGCGTCCCTGCATCTTTGTAACAGTAAATTCATTATATACTACAAAATCAGGAGTTCTACCATTGTAATCGAATATTGATTTAGTGATACTAGCTTTTAATGGACTAAATTTAACATTATATTTCTTACCAACACCAGCGAATGATGCAATATTATTACTAAATCCATAAAATAATGCGCATAATATTTTATCTACCGGTTCTGGTGGTGGATACATAGTTCTAGGTGCTAGTCCTTTTAGTGATATTAATTCTATAATCTTTGCATTACGTTTTGCAAGTTTTTCTGCGTCATTGTCTTTGTCTTTGTCTTTTTCTTTACCCTTTTCTGGAGCACCACCTACTCCTTTATATCCTTTATATCCTTGTTGTTGTTTTCTGCTGTATCGCTCTTTTGGATTGCTTCTAGGATTGTTGATAGCTTTCTTGGTTTTTTTGCAATTTGCGTTAGCATCATTAATACCATTTCCTCCACCATTTGTACTAGAGTTATACAATGATTCAGAACTTGTACTATTATCTTGAAAAATTGCTTGATTATCGCTTCCATTATATGTCTGATTGCGAGGTTTATTAATTGAACGATTAAAATCTTCTATATCTTCTGCAGTTAAATTAGTTTTAAAATTATTACTCATTCTAGAATCTGTTGAATCTATTCTAGAATCACCTATTATTTGTTGTCGCATGTCAAAATATCCACCATACATTGCATTTAATTCACCTTCATTTGGAATAGATATATCTTCTAAGTCTTCTAGTTCTACATCACTAGAAACACTATCAGAATCAGATTCACTAATATCTCCTAAATCAATTGTATCATTTGTATCAATATCTGTATTATCATCTATTCTAGAACCACCAAATGCTAATATTTCTGGCGGAACATTAAATAAATTTAAATTTTTAATATCTACTACTAATTTTAAAACTTCTTTTTCTAAATCCTTATATGCAGTTTGAATATTGCGTAGTGTATATTGATTTAATCCATTCTGGGTAGCATATTGATGTGGGTCTGGTGAAGATGACCAATTTACAAAAATAGATAATAATGTAATATGATCTCCAAAATCATTCTTTTGACGTCTTATATTATTCTCATATTCTTGTTGTAATTTTGGATCATCATCATAACCAAACGGTTTTTGAAACATATCTTCTATACTCATTACTTGTGATAAAATAGCACCTAATGCAAGTGTATATTGTAAACAACCTAAATAATACCCACCCACACACATTTTTGCAATCTTAATATCAAATTTATTAAAACTATTACATACTCTCCCCAACGGCGTAATATTACCTGCACTATCTAACAAATCCATATTAATTAAATTATTATAAGCCCTGGAAATAGCAATTTGATAATTCTTAGGTGGTTCTATCATACGATTAATAAATTCCAAAGCCTTCTGTAAATTTCCATTCATAGGTAATGAAACAATACCTAGTAATTCCTTAGTAAAATCTTCCACTATAATTTTCGGATCAGTAAACTTTTGAAATTCATTAAATTGCGGGGCAGTATATAATTGCAGACAAGTACCATCACACGTACGTCCAGTACGACCACATCGTTGTTTAATACTTGCCTGAGATACATAAAATTTACCAGTTGTATAACAATAATTTTTAGCATCATATTTCTTTTCATAAGCTAACCCAGATTCAATTACATATTTCAAAGGATCGCCAAATGTAACACTACTTTCTACTGCATTAGTACCAATAATTACCTTTCTAGAAAATCCTTGTGGGGCATCTACATTTGGTTTTACATCAGTTAATAAAGCACCCTTTTTTAATGCAATTGATTTATCATTATCACTAATTTGGGCACTAAATGCAATAGAATATGGTTTATTATTGGTAGGATAATTTTTCATATTTTTATCAATTTTATTTTTGAGTTTAACAGTTTCGCTTTCACTGGTAACGAATGCTAGAATATCACCAATAGGTAATGAAGGATTTTGAATAATTTCATTAACTTTATTATAAATTACATCCACAAATTTAGAAGGGTCGATTTTTTTGAATTCTTTTACTTCTTTTCTTTCAAAAAGTGGTTTTAATTCCGGTACTTCATATACTGCATATGCATTACCTAAACCAACTCTTTTAAAATAATCAGTAAAAAAAGTTTTATCAATCGTTGCACTCATTATAATAACCTTGAAATCAGGACGACGATGTACAATATCCAACAATAATGCAATAACAATATCGATATTTACACTACGTTCATGGGCTTCATCAATAATTACACCACCATATTTAGATAAATTAGGGTCGGTACCTTGTAAAATCATTTGTTTAACAGTTCCATCAGTAGTAAATAAAAGAAGGGTATTGGGATTACTATAATTTGAACCTGAATATTTATATCCCACTACACGATAACCGGTTTCATAATACGGACTTTCTTTTTTACTTTTTACATTAGGATTTACAATTTCATCACCTTTTTCATCAACATGAAAAATAGGTACATCTAAACATTTTGCAGCAAATGTACCAGCACTACTAGTAGTTGCCTGACGCGGAGTAGTACATACTACTGGACGTTGATATCCGAAATAATGTATAAGTAATTTAGGTAGGATTACTGTTTTACCGGTACCAGGTGGAATAATAGTTAGAATAACGTTATATTTGTGAATTTTGCGAAATATTTCCATTCTGTCTTCCCAAGGTTTGTAAGTTTTCCATTTTTTAGAATGAACAAAATATTGTTTGGTATATGGTTGCCCGGTAAGTGGATTGGGATATTTCCCATCTGGGTCCATTATACCATCGGCACGAATCTGTCCTGACATTCTGGGAGATGTGTTATGTCTAATATTGTATTAGAAAGTTATTATGAAACAAACAAATTAAAAAATGCTAAAAGAAATAATTTCACAAATAATAATTCTTGTTGTGGTTTCTAATCTTTAGGTTCTAGATTGAAATAATATTTGTTATGCAATTTATATGTTTTACTCTTTTCATTTTTTTCTAATTTATAAACTTCAACAAGTATAGATATTTGTTTGAATTTTTTAATATATTTATCCAGAATCTTAGTATCAATATTACTAACTATAGTTTTTACATTAGCCATAAATTTATTATGTTTATGTTCATATTCGGCGAACCTTTCAAAATTTGAACTGCTAGAATAACCACGTCCAGAACTATTATATGTTTTATCATTTCCATCATCATAATTTTTTATTCTTAATTCAAATCTATAAGTACCGACAGTATTTATCTTTATTTGTGGTAATTCATATAATTGCTTAGATTTGACGGATTGCATTCCTGTTTTACGATCAGTTGATGCTCCAATTTTACCAAACGTAAAAATACCCGGTTTCTTATAATATATCTCCACATCATCACCACCACCACTCTGGCATTTTAAAGTTTTCTTCTTATTTACATATTTAGTAGTTCGATTAGTTTTATTTTTACGCACTCGAAAGCCAATATGGGCTTTGGTGTAAGGGGTATGACCCCTTCGACGAACAGTCCTTTTTTTATTTTGCATTGTTTACTTGCTAGCGTACAATCTTACTATGAAGTAAGAAATTATTCTAACATAATAAGAAATAATAAGAAATAATAAAAAACTCAAAAAACTACTAAACCATAACTTGCAATTTCTTAATAAAACCATCATTACAATTTACAATATCATCAAATGATGGTACCAATAATGGCTCTTTAATTAACTCAAAATATCGCAGAGTATCTATACACCATGCCAAATCATTACATAATTCATATACATTTATAAATTTAATAAGTCGGGTTTTTTTATTATAATCAAACCAAACCCGCATAATTACCATTTGTTTTTCAGGAATAGAACACGTTGTAATATCCCGAAAATATCCTTGTACTAGAATCGAATCTACCTGATTATGTAATGGTGGATAATTTGGAATACTCTTACTATATTTGAATAATTCCCGAAATGATAGATATGATGTAATCAATGGTTTGGTATTCCGGGTGATTATTTGGTTTATCTGGTGTGATGTATTTTCTAGTGTGGGCGCGGGTGCTGGTGTTGGTATAGTGTTAATATACGTTTCGCTAATATCACGAAGAATAGGATATGGTAAAGTAGTAATTCCAGGTGTTAGAACCTGGGAAATACGATTAAATGGTATAGCACGGATAATATTGGAATACATTTTGCTGAATATTTGATGAATATTTGATTTATAAATTATTTGACTTTCTAGAATGTAGTAATAATAGTTTTATATTGTTTTACAATGTTTTTAGATTTCAATTTTTTATAATTCTAAAAATTGAAAGTTCTTTTTTTTAACTTTTGTTATAAATTATTCTAGAATGCCTTATTATAGTATTACGGAATTAAATATATCCAATAAAAAAATAACAAAATTACCTAAAGATATATGCAAATATGCTAATCTAAAAATATTAAATTGTTATGATAATGGATTAACTAGTCTAGATAATTTACAACTTACACTAAAAGAATTACATTGTTATAATAATAATTTAACTAGTCTAGATAATTTACCACCTAATATTAAAGAATTAGATTGTTGTTATAATCAAATAACTAGTTTAGATAATCTTCCACCAACTTTAGAAATATTATATTGTATTGGTAATCAAATAACTAGTCTAGATAATCTTCCACCAACATTAAAAGAATTATGGTGTACTGAAAATCAAATAACTAGTCTAGACAATCTTCCATCTAATCTACAAAAATTATCTTGTAGTATTAATAAACTAACTAGTCTAGACAATCTTCCATCTAATCTACAAAAATTATCTTGTAGTATTAATAAAATAACTAGTCTAGATAATTTACCTTCAACTTTAGAAATATTAGATTGTATTAATAATCCATTTACCTATGATTTTGAACCTACTTTAGAGAATATTCGAAATTACAATGCTTCTAGAATGCTATCTAGCTAGATTGAAAATCTAAAAATTGAAATTAATTTTCTTTTTAACTTTGATATTAAATATATTCTAGCGTGATTGATTCTAGAATGACTTATTATAGAATGACTGATTATAGTATCACTGCATTAAATATATCATTTCAAAGATTAGTAAACTTACCAGATGATATATCTAATTATACTAATCTTAGAATATTACATTGTGGTGCTAATAATTTAATTAGTCTAGATAATTTACCTCCAATCTTGGAAGTTTTGTATTGTCATTGTAATTATATAACTAGTTTAGATAATATTCTTCCAACACTAAAAGAATTATATTGTTTTAATAATAAACTAACTAGTCTAGATAATTTACCACCAACTCTAAAAAAATTAGAATGTTGGAATAATAATCTAACTAGTCTAGATAATCTTCCACCAAAACTGGAAATATTGCATTGTTATGGTAATAATCTAACTAGTCTAGATAATCTTCCACAAACACTTAAAATATTAGATTGTAATAATAATGAAATAAGTAATCTAGACAATCTTCCCATAAATCTGGAAGTATTGCGGTGTTATAATCACAAAATAACAAGTTTAGATAATTTACCACCAAACCTGAAAATTTTGCAATGTTCTTTTAATCAAATAACTAGTCTAGATAATTTACCACCAACATTAGAAATATTATATTGTAGTTCTAATAAACTAACTAGTTTAGATAATATTCCCTCAACACTAAAAGAATTAGATTGCATTAATAATCCATTTACC